TGGATTCGGATTGAGTGCCGAGGAAGTCAATACCCTGCTTGGCGTGCAAGAGCAGAAGTTCAGCAATAGCAACGAACCTTGGTGGGGTGAGGAAGATGACGAGAGCGACCTCGGTTGGGGCGATGAAGAATTCAAGGTTTTGGAGGTCGTTGCGAGCAAGTTTGGCAGCAATGCCGATGAATATGTTGTCATGAACTCAAGGCCAATTCGGTTTGATTCCGACTTGGATGCTCAAGTTCGTCAAGCCTTCGCTGAACTTGGCGAGGAGGAGAAGGAACTGGATGCAAAGATTGTGGCCTACCGCAAAAAGAACCGTGACGCAAGTGTGGAAGAAATGGCCAAGGAGTTCGGGGTCAGCAAGGCCAAGGTCGCCAAGCGTGTGGCCTACCTGATGAACAAAGACCGCTATCCCATCGCAAGGGCCGTGGACACCATCGCCAAAGAAGGCGCAAAGCCAACGGCAGAACCTGTGCTTGAGGTGCGGTACAAATACGCATGGGCGGCAGGATTCAGCAATGCCGACAAGGGCAGCAGCCGTGAGTTTTGCAAGGTGATGCTGGATTTGGCTGACCAAGGCAAGGTGTACACCCGTGCCGATATTGACGGCATCTCTTCCATCATGGGATACTCCGTTTGGAATCGCAGGGGTGGTTGGTATCACACTGCCAGCGGCGTGAATCGTCCGCAATGCAGGCACGTTTGGGAGCAGCAGATTGTGATTCGTAAAGGCAACAAAATAAGCGCAGCATGAAGGCACTATTTATAAGCGAGCAAACGCTCTTGGACAATAGCGTAATTAACGAAAACGTCAGCTTTACGCAGATACGGCCTACCATCGTGAAGGTGCAGGAGATGCGGATTCAGCCGATTGTCGGGTCTGCCCTGTACGGCCAACTAGTTGGGCAGGTGGTCAGCGGTACAACGACTGCGCTGAACAACACGCTTTTGGAGGACTACATCCAGCCCGCTATGGTGCAGTGGCTGTATTACGAACTCCCGATGGTATTGGCGTTTAAGTACATGAACAAGGGCATGGTTCGCAGAACGAGCGAGGAATCTTCGCAGATGAGCATGGACGAGATTACCCGCTTGACCGACAAAGTGAAGAACGATGCGGAATGGTACTCGGAGCGCATCACCCGCTACCTCATGGAGAATCGCACCGATTACCCCCTGTTCAACTCCCCTCCTTCGGCTTTGGACACGATATACCCGAACGGCACGAACTACAACACAGGCATGGCCTTGGACGCAAGAACCCTGCGCCGTGGCGCTGGACTCGATAGACCTTGGCCTTACGGCTATGACCCCTACTGCAATAACTGCTAACATGGGCGCACACGCAAAAAACATTCTGAAACTCCAAAAATATGTCTTGGATAAAAATCAAGCAGGCGTTGCTGACGCTTGCAAACAGCCATCCGCAGGTGAACTCGTTCGGGACGGGCGACCCGCTTGCGATAGGAACGGACAACACCATCAACCTGCGAACTCCCAGCCGTGAGCGTATCGTCTATCCTTTGGTATTTGCGGACGTGCAGTCAGCGACTACGGATTTGGGTAGCCTTAGCCTTGTGGTGGGTGTCTATTTCTCTGACAGGGTGGAATCCATTGCCTCGATGGGCGGCGTGGTTTCGGGCAGTCCAACGCTTGGCTGGCAGGATAACGAGGACGAGGTATTGAGCGACCAACTGCAAATCGCTCAGGACTTCATTAGCTCGCTCACGAACGACCCAAGCCAAGAATGGACGCTAAGTACCTCCGTGTCATTAACGAGGTTTGTAGAGAGCCGAGATGACCGCACAGCGGGGTGGGTGGCTACGCTACAGTTCCAGATACCTTACTCGCACTCCGTTTGTGAAATTCCGACCTAATTTACATTTACCCTAAAGCAACCCATACAAAATGCCAACTCCAATTCTCCAACAAATGCTCGGCCAAGGTGGTTCGATGCAATTCATTGACGCAGCCGTCAGCGGTGCGAACTTCGACTTCATTGTGGTCAATATCGCAAGCGGTTTCAGCACACTCACAGGCACAGGCGGCGAGAATCTTCTCACGGCTTATTCGTTGACCAGCAAAACCGTTTCCGCTGGAATCGTCATCAGCGGTCGCAACGGCGGCAAGATTACTGCCGTAACCCCAACAGGCGGCGGTTCGGTCATCGGTTACACGTTCCTCTAAGCCATGCTGATAGGCTACGGTTACGGCTACCCAAAGCCTCTATTCATAGATGGTATTGACGCTGCTGCATGGGCGGAGTACAATAACCGTGCGAATACGGATAACGCCGTAACTGCGGAGGCGGCGGTGTACGGATGCTTATTCAATCGCTTTTCCGCAATCTATTCCCAGCCTGTTGTGAATCCGAATCCCCCTGCAGAATTACCTGAAACACCGTAATGCCAAACCCATCCCTCCTAATTGTTCCCGCTCGGTTTAAGACAGGGCGGTTGTACTCGCAAATTCCGAGCAATACGGACAACCGTGGCGACTTCAATGTAACTCGTGCAACGACTGCAACAAGGGTCAACGCAAGCGGATTGATTGAGGTTGTCGCTTCGGGTATTCCAAGGTTGGATTACTACACAAGCGGTGGAACGGCTGGCTGCCCTGCATTGCTCGTGGAGCCAAGTGCTGCCAACGGAATCCTCAACTCTACGGATACCAGAACGAGTTGGGCTTTAGGTGCAACCTTGTCAAGCGGTTATGTGGACGTTATCGGTGTGAGTGGTAACAATATAACCGTTGCCGTTAGTGGTTCCAGTATTGGTTCCGATGCTGGCGTTTTACGAAGGACATCAAACAACGTAGCACTTGCAAGTGGTAGTACTTATACGCTCTCTTTCCTCTTGAAGAAAACAGGCACACACACGATTGCAGGCTACTATGCGGTTATAACTGGAGCAGCAGCAGGCGACCTTGGTGCTGGCTTTAACGTTAGCGGTTCGTTTAGCAGTGGTCAAATTTATAACACGGCAGGGACTACTAATCGCATCCGAAGAGTTGAGCAATGGGGAACGGACGTTTATCGTTGTTCCGAAACCTTTACAATGACGGCAAGTGGAACCCTGACTCAATTAGGGTTAGGGCCAACCACCGCAGTAAACAATGCATCGCATCCAGCAGTCGGTCTTGGCATCGCCTTCGCTGCCCCGCAAATTGAACTCGGTGCAATACCGACATCGTTCATCCCCACAACCACCGCAGCGGTAACTCGCAACGCAGACGTATTAACCCTATCAGGCGCAGTCAGCGGTTGCATCGGGCAGACCGAGGGGACGATATATGCGGAATTTACAAATACCCTTGTAGCATCCTATGTTGAGGGCTATATGTATAGAGTTTTTGCAGACGCAAATAATGAGATTTGGGCAAGAAAAGAAGGAGGTACAAACACCTACTCCTTTAGATGGAGGGCCAATAGTCAAAACACTACATTCCTAAATGTTGCCGTTCCAAACGAGGTTAATAAAATAGCCTTTGGATACAAGTCGGGCGATACGGCTCTATTCCTTAACGGCTCACAAGTCGCAACTACAAATACGGATGTCCGTGCATTTTCCATAAATCCAACAACGATTGCGCTTGGCTCAACTTCATCAGGTCAATTCTTCAACGACCGCATCCGTGCCGTTGCCCTCTACACCACCCGCCTGACCAACGCTCAACTCGCATCCCTAACAAGCCCGTAATGCCTACCTTTCGCAAGTTCGCATTCCCATCGCAGAAGGTTGCAGACCAATTGCTCGCATCCATGCAACCCCTTGACACGGCAGTTCCGCTCGGTAACATTGACGGCCTCGAATGCTACGACGTACTATTCCAAGACGGTTGCCCTAAAGAACTGACCTCGTACATCGTATGGCCCACGCCTTGCGGAGTGCATTCTTTCCTCGGATGGGATGCGCAATACGCCGCCGACTACCAAGAATTTGCAACACCACTCAAATAAAAACATTTCCCCTTATGCGACTATTCCGCAAACGCAACCCTAACGACCCCAACATTATGCAGTCAGCCGTTATCGCACTCCTTCGCCACTTACTCACCTTCATCGGCGGTACACTTGTTGCCAAGGGCATCCTTGATGCAACCGCCCTCACCGAAATCATCGGCGCAATCATCAGCATCCTGTCCGTGACTTGGATGGCGGTTAGCAAGTACAAA